TGCTCATTACGAAGACGATTTGGTGTCACTGAATGTAACGGCGGGGTATGTCCAGCAATTGCAGGGCGCGGTGGAATCTCTTGAGGGACTTGTTACCGATGGGAAGGTGGACGTTCCGCACGGTGGCACCGGGGCCGCGACATTGACCGGGCTATTGCTTGGGCAGGGAACCGACCCAGTGGTGGCGATCACGAACAACAGCACGAACTGGGACACGGCCTATACCGACCGCATGAAATGGGACGGCGGCTCGACCGGGCTGGACGCAAGTGCGGGCCGCACAAGTCTGTCGCTTAGTGAAAATGACACGGTTACACACAAGAATCTTGTACTAGCCAGAAGCGTTAATGATGCGGATGCCCCGCGTATAAGTTTCCAAAAGAGCAGACTCGGTGCAAAAATCAATGGACATGACGCGCTCGGTTTGCTCAGATTTTACGGGTATGATGGTACTGGCTGGTCTGAAGGCGGAATGATACAATGCCGCGCAACGCAAGAAATTGGAACTAATGCTATGCCCAGCTCTCTGTTCTTCTATACCTCCCCAATATCATCCAATATGCCGCTCCAGAGATTACAGATTGATCATACAGGTCGCTTTATCTTTGGAACTACCGTCGCTGCACCTTCCTTCCGGTTTTATACATCAACGACTTATACCGATCTTGATTATGCCGATATTGCGTTTCTGGAAACGCTTGCTGGCATTTCAAAGACTGCGAACAACTTCATCACCACAAACGGCACGACGTTTGCTCCGGTTAACGGGAGCGCGGCCCGGACGGCTATGGGGGTCGGGACGGGGGATAGCCCACAGTTTACGGGCGTGACGGCAACGGGGACGGGCACCTTTGATAACGTTGCCATTGGCGGCGGTTACGGATCAACGGGAGTGACCGTTACCAATGCTGGTGCAATTAGCGCGGATGGAGCATTGACTGTTGGCGGTGGTATTACAAATTCTGGGGGTTTCACCTCAACAGTTTCTGGAATTGGAATTGGTGCAAATTTTCGGTTTAATACGGCAACGCAATGGCAAACTTTAGCCATGTATTTTTCAATGAAGGATGATGTGGCCACTTATGATCCGTATGGAACAATATACGTTACACTGCATGATCCTACAAGCGGTAGCGAGGATGGCAGTATGGCGTTTGCCTCTAGGGTGGCGGGTAGTGGGTACACGTTTTTGGAGCATTTACCGGGGACGGCCCTTGCCTCGGCGGCAGTGTATTCGAGAACTACTGCGGATGCGGCGAATGTGAGCGTCAATTCGAGCGGCTATTTGGGCAGGAGTACATCAAGCATCAAGTACAAAACAGAGGTTCGCGATCTGGATGAACGGGAAATTGAAAAAGTCTTGCAGTTGCGGCCTATTGATTACCGGAGCGTGATCGACGAGCAGTCGGAGGCGGAGAGTAAGACATTGCGGTTGAGCAGGGCACAAAAAAAACTGGATGACCTTAATGCAATGCCGCTGAATGAGCGGAAGGCGGATTATCAGGCTGAATTGACCAAAGCACAGGCGCAATGGGCCGAGGAGAAGAAGTGGTCTGACAAGCCGGTGCGGTCGCTGCGGCATACGGGGCTTATTGCGGAGGAGGTGGCGCAAGTGCTCCCGCAGTTGGTTACGCTTGATGAAGATGATCAACCGGAGGCGGTGCAATACGAGCGTGTAACGGTGTATCTGGTGGGCATTGTGAAGAAACAACAGAAGCAGATAGATGATCTTGTGCGGCGCATAGAAAAGCTGGAAAAGAAATAGCATGGGCATTGGTGGCATGACATTCGGCGGCGACCCGTTCGGGAAAAAACCGTTCGGGTTCGGCGAAGAGGAAACCGGGCCGGGGGTTGCGTCCGGTGCGCCGTCTATGGAACCCATGCAGCTTTCCGGGTCCGCGTACACACTTGGGGATCACAACGGGATCGGCGTGCTCACGCTGCCCGCGTTTGTTATGGACGGCTCGTGTATTGAGGGAGAGAATATTGATCTCCCCTGCGCTATTACGTTGCCCGGCATGACGGCGGCGGGCCTTGCCGGGAAAAACTACATTGCGAACACGGGCTATATGGGCGTCGGCCCGGCGATGATTTGCGAAGGGTCAGCGGTTTCGCTTCCCCGTTCTCAGGGGATCGTAATCCATCCAGCCATGCAGGCGGACGGCAGCGCGCGTAATACGCGGCCCTCCATCGGGTCACCGGCGATGCGTGCGTTTACGGCGCATAGCGTGGCGACCGTAACCACTCCGAAAACCTCCAGCGGCGCAGCGGCGATGCGTGCGTTTACGGCGCATGGGGCCGGAACATTCTTTACCCCAAAAACGGCCAGCGGGTCACCGGCCACAAAAGCGTTTACGGCGCATGGGGCCGGAACATTCTTTACCCCAAAAACGGCCAGCGGGTCACCGGACGCACCCGCGATGCAGGCGGACGGGATCGGCGTTGTAGTCCCGCTCTATGTTCCCGTGGCCCAGACATCGGCGGGCGGCGGGAGCGCGGCGGGGATGACGGCGGCGGGCATTGCACAAAATCAGAGCATTGCTTCCGGGGCTATGTCGCTCCCGGCTCAGATAGCGGCGGGGCTTGCGTTCCGCTGGTTGCTTAACGACAACGCGGGGAATGGTGTTCTTCCCGCATTCCAGGCGGCAGGAATGGCCGGGATTCAACGATACGCCTCCGGGGCGGGAATTATGCCTGCCCAAACTTTGGCGGGCGTGTGCTTCAAAATTGCGAGGGGCGGCGGTGCTCTGCCCGCGTTCGCCGGCGCGGGCGCGGGTGCGGTGTCCCGGCCCGCGTCCGGGGCGGTAGCGACAATCCCCGGCATGACGGCGGCGGGTGATGCGCAGCGGGTGCCCGTGGCGACCTGCGCGATTGTGCTCCCGGCGCAAACGGCGGCGGGCGTTCCGAGGCTTTCCCATTACGCTACAGGCGCGATTGTGCTCCCTAATTTCTATATCGGCACCCTGGCCGGTAATAGCGGTTATGAGGGCCTGCAATTGTACCGCGTCTCCCGGATCACATGGGTGGATGATGACCCGTTCCGGCACGCGATTTTAGAGGCCGTCAAAATGCCCGTGGCGCGCAGCCATGCAAGTGGAGCGGAACATATGCTGGCTATGGCTATTGACGGCGGCCCTGTAATCCGGCGCATGACGGCGGCGGGCGTGGCCGTGGTGGTGGCACCATGATCAAGTGCGAATTAAAATCGCTAAAACTCATGGACCGCGAATTACGCGAAGCGTGCAACGAATGCGGCGCTCAGATTGTCCGCGAAATTCTTGTTGAGGTTCGAGACCGCGCGAAGGCCAGCATGAAGCCTGGGCACGGTAAGCCATCAAAACCAGGGAGGCCCCCGAACGTTCAAACGGGTCATCTACGCGCGGGTATAATGGCCTCAAGTACTGCACAAATTGAAAAGAAAGGTTTCGGAACGATCACTTCCCGGAGCAAATCGAAGAACGGCGTTGACTATGGATTGATCCACGAGTTCGGCGGACGCCACCATCCGGCGCGGCCATTTTTACGGCCCGCCTGGGACTGGGCCAAGCGCCAGGGCATAGGCCGGATCGTCAAAGGGAAGTTGATTAACATCCTGAAAACGAAAGCCGGACGGCGGCTGAAAGTCGGGAAATCGCGATGATATTGAACGACATCAAAGAATTGATCAAAGGCATCGGGCCAGTGGTGGTAAAACTTGCTCAATTTGACTTCGGTATACCCGGCCCCGGCTCCAGCGGAACCGATAATCACAAAGCCCCCGCGATCTTTACATCGGCCCCGGCACCTGCGGATTGTCCCGGACCGCTGATCACGCTCACGCTCAATAGCGCGGATGATTTCGGCACGCGCGGCCAGCGCGGGGCGCAGTATGACATCACGGTGAATTTGTGGGGAGATCGTCTCATGACGGAGGCACCGCTCCGTAAATTGGCCTTCGATTTGTGGGACGGCCTTAATCGGGCCGAGCTTGCGATAACGCATTATCGGCGCGTGTGCATTGACGCCCGCGCGCCTGTGAAAATAACAGACAACGAAGGGTTCCCCGGCTACGTGATCGTGCTCGGCGTGCCCGTAATGGAGGTTTGAAAATGCCGACCCAAGTCATTCGTGGCTATCAGTGTTCCTTGTCGCTCGGAGGCGTTGTGAATTCCGTTGGCGATGTGCAGCTTAATAGCACGGCCCCGGCGTCCGAAGCGAATACACGCGCGGGCGCGGGCTTCGCCGGTGTCGTATCCGGGCTGCGGCGTTGGAGCATCACCGCGAAAGTGGTCGGCAGTCTGGCTCTTTCTGCGGGAGACCTCGTACAGGTTGCAGTAACTGGCCCGGACGAGGGCAACACAACGCTTGTCGCCCGTAACCTTGGAAACGGCTATGGTGTTGTGACGGCGGTAAACGAAACGCAGAACCTTGGTGACGCGGTGATGCAGGACCTTACCATCGAAGGGCCTGCAAATTACAGATAATTCAAAAAACGGAGGAAGTGAAACATGGCGCGGTTTGTGGATAGTGTAGGGAATGAGTGGGTAGTTAGCATTACGGCTGCGGGCATCATGCGGGTGACCCGCGCCGTAAAATTATCGTTCGGCGATTTGCAGAAAATCACGACGGGCGATGCGGACGGCCTGGAAAAGTTCGGGCCTGGCGAATTGATCGAAGCCTTCTGCGCGTTGCTGAAACCGCAGATAGACGCACGCGGGATTACGAAATACGATTTTCTGGAAGCCCTTGACGTGCCGAGTATGAAACGCGCGATAGCCGCCTTGAATGAGGCCGTTGCGGGTGACTTCCCAAAAGCGGACGCTGCGGAATTGGAAACGGGGGAGGAAAATAACTCCGTCCCTTTTCCTTCGACTGGGGCGTCCGCGAGTTAGTTGAATTATGCGCCGTTGCCGGGGTTGATCCGTGGTGTGAGCTGACCCCGGCTGAATTGTATTACATGGCCCGGCAGCGGCAAAGCACGGAATGGGACAAGTGGGCCAGTATGATGGCGTTCCTTCACAACATGATTTCCAAACCGGCTTTGAGTCCGGCAAAGTTCAACCCGTTCCGGGATGATCGCGTTTCCAAAAAGCCGATCAATTTTGACATACCGGAGGAAACGGCGCTGGCCCTGGCCGGATTTTTGAATGAAGGCGAAACGGCCTTCGGGAGACGTACACCATGAGTGGCGCGATAATCGGGCATGCACTGGTTTCCACCGGGATCGATAATTCTCGGGTTGGGTCCGGCCTGAATGAATTGAAGTCGAAGGTATCCGCTGGCGTTTCGGAACTGCGCGGAATCTTTGCAATTCAACTGGCGGGGGTGGCGCGCCAGGTAATATCCTCCATGATGCCGATCTTACAAATGGCGGCGGATCAACAGGGGGCCTTGAAACGATTTTCCTACACCTACAAAGAGCAGGCAGGCGAATTGTCTAAATGGATTGATGCGTTCGCGGAACGCACGGCGGCGGGCGGCAACGAAGCAATGGAAATGTTTACAAAAACATCGAACGCGCTTCGGCAAATGGGAATCGAAGAAGAAGCGGTTCCCAACATGACCAAGCACATTATGAAATTGGCCGCGGACCTGAAAGCGTTTAACCCTGAAATTTCCTCCATTGACGAAGCTGTAGCGAAATTATCCGGTGGATTATTGGGCGGGGTAAAGGGCCTGCGTAGTCTCGGCATTTCGATGCGGCAAAGCACTTTAGATTCTATGGCGGCTCGGCTCGGCATATCGAAGGCAACTATGGCGACCGATGACGCGGCCCGTGCAACCGCTGCACTCCATGCAATTCTTGAACGCGGCGGCGCGTTCATTGGCGCACAAGATCGCGCGATGGATGAATACGGTGAAAAGATCCGTCAACTAACCATGCACATTTCAGAATTTAAGGAGGCAATCGGCCTTGCGATCATCGACTCAATAAAGCCGTTCATGGAGACCATGATAGAAATGGTTCAATCGGCCCGCGCGTTCATGACCACGAACCCGGAAGTTGCGGCCTCGTTGGGAAAACTGGCGGAGGCCATGACCGCCGTCGTGATCGGCGCCATCGGGATCGGGATCGCGTTGACCTCGTTCGGTAGCGTGGTCGGACTGCTCATGATCATTGGCGCGGCGGTTCTCTATGTGGGAGAGGCGTTCCGGTGGTGGGACGTTGGCATGACGGCGGCGTTCAAACAAATCTATATTGGGAGCCGCTCGTTACAGACCTGGCTCACGACGTTTGGGGATAATTTGCTTTTATATTTCAAGACGTGGGGAAAGCTGATTGGGCGAGTAATAGCCGAACCATTTTACCTGTTAGAGTCCGTTTTTGCTGCCATTATGCAAACAATTTTTGCCGGGCTTTATACTCTTTTTTCTGGACTTGGAATGACAAAGCTCGGAACGAAAATGAGTGATGCAATGGACGCAATGGAGGATAGATGGAAGTCCGCAAACAAGAAAATGTCCATGAAAGACATTGGCGAAGATTTTCTTGAGGGCAAAACCAAAATTAAAGCGGACACGGCGGAAAACATTGCAGACGACACGAAACGGAAAGCGGATCGTGATGCAAAGTGGCAGGCGGAAAAAGACCGGCTGCAGGCCCTGCGCGCGGCGAAAACGGAAATGCCGGAATTGCCCGGATGGACCGGCAAGAAATCCGGGGGCGCTGGCGGCGTGGTTGGCGTCGGTACCAATCTCATGGCGGAAATGATGGGCGCTCTGTTTGCTCAACCGGCCACGGAAGGCGAAAAACAAACAGGCTTTCTCAAGGAGATCGCGGATTCGGTTGCCCCGCTGAATGACACGCTCAATAACATTGCCAAAGATTCCTCCGGGCTGAAGGGCAAGAGTTACGAGAATAAATTTCTTGAAAAGAAAGTTCTGGAAGACCCGGCGCTGCAAACCACGTTCCAAAAGAAACTTGATACGGCAAACGCCAAGGGTAATGTGGACCTGTTTCAGTTGGTGGACATCATGACGAAATCCTATGAAGAACAAAAGAAGATTTCCAAAAACACAGAGAACGCAGTACCGGCCTATGCGTAAGGAATGAACAATGCCATTGTCTGCAATGTTGATTGAGTCCGGTAAAATCCGCAGGACGGCCCAAGGCTCCGAGGTTACGGACAGTTACGCGGTATGGACGGAAGACCCTATAGTGGCCTTTTTTTGGGCACCCGCGCATGGGGAACCGCACCCGATATTGAGCCTGTGCCTATTGGAGCAGGTGGAAGTTGAGCCGCAACCAACAAACCCGATCTGGTGCAAAGTCTCGCTAACCTATGTTGAGCCGTTCGACGATTCGAGCATCGAATGGGAAGACTGGGATTTCGATCTGACTTCGCAGACCACGAAGATCACCAGCGTTCCCAGTTCGGATTACATGCTGAATATCCCGGAAGAAGAGGACCTCGGCCTTGCTATCGGTTTTGACGGCGTGGATAAAGTGGACGGCGCGGACGTGTTCCGGGGCGTCACCACCGCGCGATGCTCCCGGCTGTGGGAATACCTCATGCCGGACGGGTTCTGGGCCATAGAGGGCATGAGGAACACTCTGAATGACACGCCCTTTATCGGGTTCGAGCGGGGCGAAGTTCTTTTCCTCGGCGCACAAATTCGCCGTATGCCGGATGGACTGATCAAGATCGAGTATAGCTTCGCATTGCGGAAAAATCCCGGTGAACAAACGGTAACGCTGGCGGACGGAACGGAAGTTACGTTTACTATGCTATCGCCCTTCGATCATTTGTGGTATGTGTATCAAGATTTGGAGGGCGAAGACGGCGAAGCGAACCCCACGGCCACGCGCGGGATAAAATCTATACATATCGCGCAGGTATACGACTACATGGATCACAACGCCCTCGGCTTGGTCGGGCCTTGGTGACGCTATGGAAATCCGGCGCGTATACAAGGGCCAAGCGATTAAGGCGGATGACATCAACAACGCACGGATAGCGGGGGAGTCCGCGCGGATAACCGGCGTCACAGGTGCGGGCGTCACAATGGGCCTGGGCGGCACGGCGCTTTCCATACCGAAGCCAAGCCGCGAAAATCTGTTTTCGATCAAGTGCCGCGCCCGGAACATCGGAGAAGCAACGCTGCCCATTCGCGGCTGCGTTGAAATCTGCGGGTCCGAAATCGCGGCACGCGGCCAGAACTCTACCGGTATTGTGGTTGACGTGGATTTACCGGGCAATGAAAACGGGATCGGGCTGTACGGGATACTGAATGCCACCATAACCCCTGGCCAGATCGGATCAATGACCGTGCTCGGCTTCGCGATGGGCACGATCACCGGGGATGCCACGGACGCCACCACGGCGGGGCCGGTCTCTGAGCAGACCGCCGTCGAGGCCGGAGGCGCCTTCTCCCTGATTTGGTTTGAAGAAATCGAGGGCGAGGGCGAATTCGATGATCGCAAGTGCCTTTTGTTTTTGGGCGGCGGCGGGGGTGGTATGGCATGGGAACACGTTTCAGAGTTCCCGGAAATTCCAGACGCGGAAACTATAATCTGGTTTGACCCCGAGCAGCAACCCTGGGGGGCCGGGCCGGATGATACGCACTGGTACCCGATCTGGAAATTCACGGATAAAACAGGGGAGCCGGGCACCTCATGATGTTTCCGCTCGGCACGACAAAAAGCGTTTTGTCCATTGTAGGCGGGGGTAGCCGTATCGTATTTCAAAAAAGCGCGGCGGTGCACATGTCCGGCGAAACGGCCTATCCTGTTGATGCTTTTCTGTTTTCGAAGGTTCACTGCCAACCGGCACGACGCACAAACAAAATAAACCAAGCGTTAGGCCGTGCGCTGAAAGATTTTGTATACGTTGGAACGCTCCCTGATGATGATGCTCTGGTGGATGTTATTCGAGCGGATTTAACCCAGTTCCAGATCGTGAAAGAGTTAGACGACGAAATAATAGCGGAGCTAACGGCAATCAATACGGCAACCGGCATTGGCGGAACCCTGCTCCCCTTTTTCCCCGGAAGCCTTGATCGGATTGACTGGAAAAAAATAAAGGATCGCATCAATCATAACCTTAATCTCATGGATAATGATTATTACGCCACTTGGACGATTATCGAAGAAGGTGCTATGGGAACGGCTGTCGGTTTTGATAAGGCCGTGGAAGCTCCGGCAGATAGAATGCGATGCGGATTTTATGAAACAAACCCAGTATCGGGCGACCGTACTCTGCATCCGTACCCGAAAGGATGGGACCCGCACGACATATATACGGACCCGACAACCGGGATCACGGCCTATGCAAACGCGGTGTGGATTGACGGCACGACGTATCCTGGCGAACCCGACGCGGCGCAATGGGGCATGGTGCGAATTGACGGGAAAGAATGGTATTTACCCACCAAAAAAATAGCGGCTGTATTTGACGGATCAGTCGGGCCGGTGGACCCGGCCCGCGTGAAGTTTACGCATAAAGTTTTGCCGTTGATTTATACTTATGATCCGATTTGGGGCTTTATCCCTGTACAGATTTCCATGGGCCTGGGATGTGGCGGTTGCGAAACGCGGGCAGGATCAATCAAGTTTACTATTTCGAGGAGTGACGGCGGGGTTGCGAAATGGCAGGACATGGTAACGTATTTTGGCTACGATCTGGAAACGTTTCTGAGTTTGAGCCGGAACATGTCTGGCCCAGGGTACGTTGAATATGTTGGGGATTTGGCCACGGTGACGGTGAGTGACGGCGGGTGTTACTACATGCCCATTGACCCGGACGCGGCCACAACGGAAATAGCCATAACTGAAACCATGACCGACTCTATTATCGATGTTCCGGAAATCCGGCATTTTCTCCCCTGGCGCGAGCATAATCTAGGCCCTGTAATGCAGTTTTTATATGCTGTTTGCGGATTGAATATTTTGCCGGGTGATATGCCATGATCAAAGCAATCCTCGTTCGCGAACAATCCACACAATACGGAACGTTCGGGAGGATGTGCGTTTACGCCACGGAATTTATGATGTGCTTCGACACGCTTGAGCTGCCCTGGCTATCAAATTTGCCGTGCCGGTCCTGCATCCCCGATGGGAAGTACCGCTGTCAATTCGGGGAGACCGGGAAAGGCCGATTGTACCAGGTGCTAAACGTGCCGTTGCGTTCCGGCATTTTAATCCACGCGGGGAATTTGGCCGGGGACCGCGATGCAAATCTCAAGAGCGATACGGAGGGGTGTGTACTGATAGGGCATGGCCGGACAGACGATTTACAAGGGCAACCCGGAATCCTGAAATCACGCGAGGCGCTGAAACGCTTCCACGATTTCACGCAGGGGATTCCGTTTGATTTGGATATACGGTGGAAATTTATCGGCGCAGAAAGGACAATCACAAAATGAATTTTGCGGGACTCTCTCACATCAAATCGACCCTATTCGGGATCGCCATGATCCTATACGCGATCTCCGGCGCGGGCGTTGCAATGCTGGACGCGGACGCGGCCACGGCGCCGGACTGGGACAAGGTCGGGATCGAAGTCATGGCGGGAGCCGCTTTGATCAAAGCGCAATTTCCCGCGAAGACCCCGGCCCCCGGCCCGGAGACGAAACCATGATCGCGATCTTGCGGAAAAAATATCAGAGCGCATTCCCGGAAGCGGCCCGGTGGAAAATGATTCTGCGGATCGCGCTGGTGACCGCAGCCATATCCGGGGCCGTGTGGATTACGCTTTGCCTTTCCGGGTGCGCCGTGGTGGGCACCACCATCAAAACACCGAACGGCTGGCGATACACTGAAGGCGGGATCGTGCTCTGGAAAGGCGACCTCGTGGATTTAACCGGCACGGCCACGCTTGGCAATGACACGATTGTGGAGCGGTCGAGCGGAAAGGCGCAAACGGACGCCACGGCCCTGGCGTCGTTGATCGAGAAAATATTCGACATGGCGTTCACGGCTGGAAAAACAGCGGCGGCGGCGCCGTAGGAGAAAATGATATGGACAAAATTCTGGCGTTTTTGAAAAAAGTCCCGTGGTCCAAAGTCTGGGCCGCAATCAAAAAGGCCCTGGCTCTGTAAGCAACCTGCGGCGGGTGGATACCTCCCCACTTCTCCACCCCGCCTTCCTCCGGCCCCCGGTTGACCGCGTACAGCCGGGGCCCCCCCCCTTTTTTCGGCCCGCGCAGCCATTCTGCTGCCCCAGGAACCGCGACCGGGCTGGGTAGCCGGTATTCCTGCGGGGTCCGGCCCCGATTGATTGTGGGGCATTTTTGAGGGGCCGCCCGGAAAAACGACCGCGTAGGATGCCCCAGGAGGCGCGATCTCCCCGCTCCCCGATACAATCTATGGCAGGATTTTTGCCTCTAAAATGTGTGGAATCACAAAAACCCCAATAAAACCGCATAAAATTATTTTTAAATATACCGGAAAAAGACTTGACTTATACCGGAATACCTGCTATAATAACTATACAGTTGAGATTGAGAGCCACCCCGATAGGCGGGGCGGCAAAACAGAAAGGATGCGAAAAAATGATAGTCTATAAAAACTGGGAAATCCAACAGAACAACGCGAACATGTATGACGTAATACGCGTCGGCATTGACGGAATACGGCGGTCCATACACGAGGCCGAAACCGTCGCGGATGCGAAACGATGGATAGATGACGACGACGAGTGCTCGATTGACGAAGACGGCTACGATTATTTTGGCCAGAAAGTCTGAGGCGCCAATGCACAGAAAAATCACACACGCAGCAATAGTAACCGGACTCATCGACTGGGAGCCGCGAGACTCGGCGGTCGGTGAAATCGCAGTCGAGTACCGCGCGGAGGTAGAGGCTGAATACTCGGCGGGGTGGGATTACGACCGGGGCCGGTGGGACGTGGACAACGATACGCTGACCGTTGACCTGCTAGCCGTCAACTGGATCGGGTGGACGGATGACATGATCGATGAATTTACCGCGTACTTGACCAAAATCAAGCGGAGCGATTTTTTTGATCAAGTTTGGGAAACCGTGGAAATCTAAAACCGGCTCCAAAGAAAGGATGCAAAATGGACACTGGAAAAACATGGACTTGGAACGAGGCCCGCGCGGCCTATGACGATGAAATGCGGAAGGGGGGGTGGCTGAACCTCACCGGGGCGGACCTCACCAGGGCGGACCTCACCGGGGCGGACCTCACCGGGGCGAACCTCACCGGGGCGAACCTCACCAGGGCGGACCTCACCGGGGCGGACCTCACCGGGGCGGACCTCACCAGGGCGAACCTCGACTTCTCATCGTGGCCGCTGTGGTGTGGCAGTTTGAGAGTGTGCGTGGACCGCAAGATCGCGGCGCAACTGGCCTACCATTTCTGCTCTGTCGTGTGTGACGACCCGGACGTAATCCGCGCGCAGAACGCTATTTTGTCATTAGCAAACGAGATGCACCGGACTGATGTTCCGAGGCTGACCGAAAAAACAACCACATTTTGAGTAACCGCCGAACCGAAACCGTAGAGGAGAAATAACCATGGACGAAAAAACATGGACAGTAGAGGAAATGCTGGCCGAGAGGCCATGCGAGAAATACACGAGAAAGAAACTTGCCGCGCTGTGGGCAGGCCGAGAGCGGCTGAGCCTGCTGGACATACTGGCGCTCGACATCCCCGCTGCCGACCGCGTGTGGGTAGCCTGCCGCCCCATGGCGCTCGACCCTGACACGTTGATTTGCTGGATAACTAGCGTTGTGGATCGCGCTGTTGAGGCGTACGCGCTGCACTGCGGCAACCCCTCTGTTGAGCAATGGGCCGTGCTGTGGCTTAATGGCGAGGATCGCTCGGCGTGGGCGGCATCCCGTGCGGCGTGGGTAGCGTGGGCGGCGGAGGCAGCGTCGGCGGCGGCCCGTGCGGCGTGGGCGGCATCCCGTGCGGCGGCGGCGGCGTGGGCGGCGGGGGCGGCGTGGGCGGCAGCGGCGGCGGCGGCGGCGGCAGCGTCGGCGGCGGAGGAGGC